AAAGAATCTGTAGTTTCACCTGTAACCAGGGCAGCCTCACGGAAGGCCTGGACGCTGATAAGCCGGTAGTGCAGCGCTACGGAAAAACACCGGCAGCCCGCGCGCTCTGTTCACATCTGACTTCCAGAGTGGTGCGAGACCAGTTCAGCGAGATCGATGCACTTGGGTGTCGACGCTGGGAAGGTCTTTGGCTGGCAGCGTGGGAAGACACGCAATTGCGGGTAGCGCAGGTCGCTAGACAGCCTTCCAAGCTTTCGATCAGGGTTCGACTCCCTGTATCCGCTCCAAATATGGCCCGAAGCATTGACGGTTGATGCGCCCGGCTCATAACCGGGGGAAGAGGGTTCAATCCCCTACGGGCCGACCAAGTTCTGAAGCGGCGGAGATTGAAGCCAGATCCGCGCGGTCATGCTGGAAGGGAAAGCGCCCAGCCTTCGAACACCTATTCAGGGCCTCGACATTGATCGGGGCCTTCTTGTTTTCGGCCCCGCCACACCCTTCGCTCTGAGCTGGGAGTGCCGCCGGGGCTGATCTATTCGCCGCTGCTCCCCAGCGTTTGGCCGCCACCTGACGGCCCTTTTATTCAATCATGCAACTGAGAGGTCGAGCGCATGGAATTCCTGCATCGCTTGCTCGACAAGGCCGACTTGATCCTTGCCGGGGTAGTCGGCGCCATCATCGCGAGCTGGTGGAGCAAGGACGACCTCAAGGATCTCTGGTCCTGGGTCATCTTCCTGCTGACGGGTATTGCCTGCGCCCTGTACTTGACTGGCATTGTTTGCGACCGCCTGGCTGTGACTGATCCCAGCAATGTGGCCGGTGTTGGGTTCCTTCTTGGGGCGTTCGGCGGGTCACTCCTGACCGCCATCAACCGGGCCATCAAAGCCGCCGACATCTGGGCGCTTATCCGCTCGAAGCTCGGAGGGGGTTAATTCATGAGCCTTCAAACATTGAGCACGGCTTTCGTCTCCATCATCGCCATCTGGGCGACCTGGTGCGTACTGAGTCACAAGGTGAGAGACGGTATTGTCGGCAAGATCATTTACGCGGCGATCGCCGTGTCCGGGTTTGCGATCGCTACCCGGGGTGAGACTGTATTCCTCAGCCCCAGTGCTGCAGGCGTCACCTTCCATGGAGCGCTCGCATTGGCTGGCCTAAGACACTGGTTTGTCGCCAACCACTGGCCGCGCGTCAAGGCTTGGCTGTGCCGGACGCTGAACTGCGAGCGCTGCCTGAGCTGTGACAAGGCGCCTGGTGGCATTGAGCGCCGAAGCAAGTAATCCGCGCCACGATTTGGCGCATTCGAAAACGTGGCGCGAGGTTTTACAAATGGCATTGACCCCGAAGCAGGAGGCCTTCTGCCTGGCCTACCTGAAGACGGGTAACGCCAGCGAGGCTTACAGGCAGGTATACGCTGCCACGAACATGAAGCCGGCCACCATCAACGTGAAGGCAAGCGAATTGCTCTCCAACGGTAAGGTGACGGTAAGGCTTGCAGAGCTCAACCAATCGGCCGTTACCGACTCGGTGATGACCCGCCAGCGCGCCCTGGAGCGCCTGAGCCTGATTGCCGAGACATCCATCACTGACATCCTTGAGTTCGACCAGCATGAGGTTGACGGGCCTGACGGGCCTATCAGCGAAACCATCTGGCGCATGAAGGATAGCGATGAGATCCCTGACGTAGCAGCGGCCACCATAAAGTCGGTGACCATGACCAAGTTCGGGCCGAAGATTGAGATGTATGACCGCCTGAGCGCGATTCAGCAACTCGCCAGAATGCAAGGCTGGGAGTCGGCGCAGAAGCACGACCACACCAGCAGCGATGGCAGCATGAGCCCCAAAGGGAAGTCGCTGGACGACTTCTACACTGGCGATGTACCAGCTTAACCCGAACCTTCGTGAGTTTTGGCGGATCAGGAAGCCGTACAAGCTTCTGAAGGGTGGGCGATTCTCATCGAAGACCCAAGACGCGGGCGGCATGGCTGCCTTCCTGGCTCGCAACTACACGGTGAAGTTCCTCTGCATTCGCCAGTTCCAGAACCGTATCGCCGACTCGGTGTACACGGTCATCAAGGAAAAGATCAACCAGGCCGGGTGGACGGAGGAGTTTGATATCGGCGTATCGTCGATCAAGCACCGCAAGACCGGCTCGGAGTTCCTGTTCTACGGCATCGCCCGCAACCTGAACGACATCAAGGGTACTGAGGGTGTCGACATCTGCTGGATCGAGGAGGGCGAAGGCCTCACCGAAGACCAGTGGAAAGTCATCGATCCCACAATCCGTAAGCAGGGCTCGGAGATCTGGATTCTGTGGAACCCGGACCTGATGACCGACTTTGTCCAGGCCAAGCTACCAAAGCTGCTGGGCGACGATTGCGTCATCAAGCACATCAACTACTCCGACAATCCGTTCCTGTCCGACACTGCACGCTCCAAGGCTGAGCGCCTGAAAGAGGCCGACGAGGAGTCGTATAACCACATCTACCTCGGCCAGCCCCGTACCAACGACGACGCGGCGGTTATCAAGTTCTCCTGGGTGGAGGCGTGCGTTAACGCGCACCTGAAGCTTGGCATGAGCTTGTCCGGCGCCAAGGCGGTTGGCTATGACGTGGCGGACAGCGGCGATGACAGCAACGCCTGCGCCATGTTCGACGGGGCTATCTGCTTTGACATGGATGACTGGAAGGCCGGTGAAGACGAACTGAACGAGTCAGCTATGCGTGCGTGGTCTCATGTGCGTGGTGGGCGACTGATCTACGACAGCATCGGCAACGGTGCTCACGTGGGCTCCACCCTGAAGGCGGCGCGCATTCATGGCGGGTACTTCAAGTTCAACGCCGCCGGCGCCATCGTCAATCCTGAAAAGGAATACGCGCCCAAGATCAAGAACAAGGACAAGTTCGAGAACCTGAAGGCCCAGGCCTGGCAGGACGTGGCCGACCGCATGCGCAACACGTTCAACGCGGTCACGAAGGGGCACAAGTTCAAAGCGTCTGACCTGATCAGCATTTCCGGTGACCTACGGAAGATCGAGCAACTCAAGCTCGAGCTGTCCACGCCACGCAAGCGATATAGCAAGCGCGGGCTGGATATGGTCGAGACCAAGGATGAGCTGGCCCGGCGCAGTGTCGCATCCCCAAACTTGGCTGATGCATTCGTGATGGGTGCATGTCCGCACCTGGTAGCCAATTCGAGACCAATTCGCGACCTCCTATAACCAATTCGGTGACCCCATGAGCAAGAAGGGCTTAGTGCCAGCAGACAAAAAGCTGGGCAAAGCCCTTGTTCGGGCCGCTCAGAAGTACGAGGCGCAGATCAAGTCGTCGAGTGATGGCCTGGTTAATGTCGTGTCCGGCCTGGGCACCCAGAAGGCCAAGCGCTCACACAACCAGTTCCAGTACGGATTCCTGAACGACTTCCAGCAGCTGGACGCGGCATACCAGACCAGCTGGCTTGCCCGGGCGATCGTGGACTACCCGGCCGAGGACATGACCCGCGAGTGGCGCACCCTCAAATGCGACGACTCGGACGTGATCCGGGCCGAGGAAGACCGCCTGCAGCTGCCGGCCATGGTCAGCGAGGCAACCAGCTGGGCTCGCCTGTACGGTGGTGCCGGCATCCTCATGCTGACCAATCAGGACCTGACCAAGCCGCTCAAGCCGGAGAACATCAAGAAGGGCGACCTGTACCGCCTGTTGGTCATCGACCGCTTCGACATGACGGCGATGGACCTGAACCAGACCAACATCCTGGCCGCGAACTACTTGCAGCCGGAGTTCTACACGATCGCCGCCGGCGCCCAGATGATCCACTGGACGCACTTCGCCCGGTTCGCCGGTGCCAAGCTGCCGCGCCGCCAGCGTGCGCAGACGCAGGGCTGGGGTGACTCAGAGCTGCGAAAGTGCCTCGACGACGTGATGGACATCGTCGCCAGCAAGGACGGCATCGCCGAGCTGATGCAGGAAGCGAACGTCGACATCATCAAGCGCGAAGGCCTCTCGGATGAGCTGGCAAGCGACCAGGACGACGCCATCACGGCTCGGTACGCCCTGTTCAGCATGATGAAGTCCTCGATCAACCTGGCGCTGCTGGACGGCGAAGAGACATACGACCGCAAGACCCTAGACCTTTCCGGGGTGGCGCCGGTGCTCGACCTGCTCATGACCTGGATCGCTGGTGCCGCTGGCATTCCGGTGACGCGCCTGTTCGGCGAGTCAGCCAAGGGCCTGGGCAACGATGGCCAGGGTGACGACACCAACTACTACAACCACCTCTCCTCGAAGCGCCTGACGCAGATCGACCCCGGTCTTCGCCAACTCGATGAGGTGATGGTGCGCTCGGCCACTGGCCGCTGGTTGGATGACTTCAACTACGTCTGGAACCCGTACAAGCAGCCGGACGCTGTGCAGATCTCCGCCGCCAACAAGGCTAAGGCCGAGACCGACCTGCTCTACAAGGACGGCGGAATCGTCACCACCAGCCAGATCCAGCGCCGCCTGCAGGCCGAAGAGCTCTACCAGTTCGACGACGAGAAGATCGAAGCGCTGGAGGCTGATGAGGACCTGACCATGTTCAATGATCCGGTGGATGACGACGACAAGGTTGAATGACCATGGACATGATCGGCATCCAGTACAACGCCAAGCTGCAGCGGCTAGTGAAGCAGGTCAAGGCGTCGATCAGCAAGGAGCTCATGCCGCTGGTTAGGCAGCTGGCGCCGGAGTACACGCAGGACGCGGTGGTTACGACTGATGCCTGGTCTGACCTGATCCTCAACGCCATGTCCACGCTGGTGAGTCGCTGGTCGTCGCCGACGGTGCAGGCTGCCGGTGCGCGCATTGCCGTTGAGTTCGTTCAGTCGTCGCTCAAGAAGTCCGAGCGCGACCTGAAGAAGTCGGCCGGCATCGACGTGTACAGCGGAAACAGCGTGCTGCAGGACTACCTGAAGGCCTCGGCCCAACAGAACGCCCAGCTGATCAAGTCCATACCCTCCAAGTACCTGGAAGAGGTGCAGACGCTGGTGATGGCGAACATGCGATCCGGCATGCGGCCTGGCTACATCGAGAAGGCGTTGCAAGAGCAGTTCGGCGTGACCCAGCGCCGCGCCAAGATGATCGCCCGCGACCAGACATCGAAGATCAACGGCGAACTGGCTGAGAAGCAGCAGAAGGGCGCCGGCTTCGAGTACTTCCAGTGGATCGACTCCGACGACAGCCGAGTCCGGCACCGTCACTCGGAGATCGCCAACAAGGTCACCGCCTACGGCAAAGGGATCTGCCGCTGGGACGACTTGCCGCTGAGTTCCGACGGCGTGCCGATCAAACCCGGCTCCGACTATCAATGCCGATGCATCGCGCGCCCAGTGAGCGCACGTGAGGTCAAGGCCAACCAAGACGCAGTCCGCACAGCGCCGGGCGTCTACCGCTAATTCATTCCAGCGACGAGAACGATCATGAAAATCAAGGTTAAGTGCATCGAGACCGGCGCCGAGTCGGAATTCGACACCGACGGCTACCACATTTCCGTGCAGATGACTCCGGACGACCTGATCAACATCAAGTCGCTCCCTGAAACCGAAGACGGCCGCAGCCTCGACGGTAACGACCACCGGACCTATGCGTGCGTGCGCCCCGTGGATGAAGAGCATGCAGACGCGCTCTTCGCATGGGCGAAGCAATAATGACCACCTGTACGGTCTTTGACCGTGTCAGCCACCGCATCACCCACCGGGAATACACCGACGAGGGCTTCCTCAAGGTGCCGGGCCGGGTGGCGCGCACCGGCATTCAGGAGTATCTGGCCCGCGAGCTTGGTCTCGACGGCGATCCGAACCGAATCGTTCGCGTGTACCGCCCAGAAGATGAGGTGTTCAACGACTCGTCACTGGGTACATACGATGGCGCGACAGTCACCAATGACCATCCCAAGGACTTGGTGACCGCGAAGAACTACAAGGCCGTGGCTGTCGGCGAGGTGCGCGGCGCTGGTCGTCGCGACGGCGACTTCGTTGTCTGCGATCTGATCATCAAGGATCAGAAGACCATCGACGACATCAACGCCGGCAAGTGCGAGCTCTCCGCCGGCTATACCGCTGAATACGTCCATGGCCCCGGCGTGACCGCCGACGGGCAAGAGTACGAGTACACCCAGCGCAACATCATCATCAACCACCAAGCGGTGGTTACCAAAGCGAGGGCGGGCGGCATCGCTCGCGTCTTCGACCACAACCCAGGAGGCAACACAATGCCTGTACTTATCACCACCGATAGCGGGCGCAGCGTTGATGTTGCTGATCCTGCGAACGCCCAAGTGGTCGCCGACTCGTTCGACCGATTGCTGAAGCGTGCCACTGATGCGGAATCCAGGGCTGATAAGGCCCAGGCAACCGCTGACAAGGCTGCCGAAGACCTGGCCGAAGCTCGCAAGGCTTCGAGCGACGAGGCAATCAATGCTCGCGTCGTCCTGATCGGCAACACCCAGGCCATGGCCCGCAAGGTTGCCGGCGACGGTTTCACCTGCGACAGCCTCGATGTGATCGAGATCAAGCGCGCCGCCCTGGCCGTGGCCCTGCCGAAGCGTGACTGGTCGGACAAGTCCGCCGGCTACGTTGAAGCCGCCTTCGACACCGAATCCGACAAGGACGATGACGAAGAAGACGACGAGGACGAGAAAGGCAACAAGAAGCCCAAGATGCCCACCGGTGACACCGCCGCGCTCTTCGCCCAGTTCGTGCAGCTCGCCAAGGACGGCGCGACACCGGCCGTTACCGCTGACGCCGCACCGACCCCATACCAGGCGCACAAGAAAAGCTTGTCCGGCGCCCACAAACAGAAAGGAGCCTAACCATGCCAGTTCAAGGTGGTAACGCAATCAACCACGGCGTCGCGTACGCGGGCATGGTCGCTGATGGCGAAGTGTCCAACGGCGTCTCCAAGGTCAACAAGGGCACCGTCAACATCGCCTACGGACTCGGCGTAGTAACCGACGGTGACGACGGCGCCAAGCTGCCGGTGGCCGCCTCGACCGCTGCCCAGTTCATCGGCGTTGTGCGCCGCGAGCTGAACCGTGCCTACACCCAGGCCGAAGTGTTCGGCGCTGTCGCCAAGCGCGACATGACTGTCGAGACCATGGCGCCTATCTGGGTCACCGCTCGCGTAGCAGTCGCCAAGGATGACCCGGTCTACCTGGTAGTCGGCGACGGCACCGGCACCAACCAGGGCCAGTTCTCCAACGTGGTTGGCGCCGGTGCCACTCTGGCAGTCCTGATCCCGAACGCCAAATGGGTCAGCTCCGCCGGCGCCGGCGCACTGGCAAAAATCTCTCTCAAGGTCGGGGGCTAATCGACATGACCCAGCTTAAAAAAATCGTCGTAGCCATCGATGCCGCTATCGCGCAACAGATCGGCCGTGACGCCCACCAAGTGACCTTCATCGACGGTCTGCCGACTATTGACGACGGCTTGGCGTTCTACATCAGCCAGTTGGCCAGCCTGGAATCTCGTATTTACGAGGCCAAGTACGCCGCGATCAACTACATGGAGCTGATCCCTGTAGACACCTCTCTTCCAGAGTGGGTGGATCAGTGGGACTACATCAGCTACGACGGCGTGACCATCGGCAAATTCATCGGCGCCAACGCCGACGACCTGCCTGATGTTGCCATCAACGCCAACAAGTCGACCGTGCCGATCGGCTACGCCGGCAACAAGTACGGCTACAGCCTGGACGAGCTGCGCAAGTCTCAGGCGCTGCGTATCCCTCTGGACACCACAAAGGCCAAACTGGCGTTCCGTGGCGCCCAGGAGCACACCCAGCGCGTAGCTTACTTCGGTGATGCGGCTCGAAACATGACCGGCCTGTTCAACAACCCGAACCTGGCGCTGTCGAACTCCACGCTGAACTGGTATGACCCGGCAACCACCGGTGACCAGATCGTCGCCGACCTGAACAAGATCCTGGTTGATGTCTACATCAACTCGGCCACCGTTCACGTCCCCGACACGATCATCCTGGATGCTGCCCGCTTCGCGTTCATCTCGAACAAGCGGATGGGCACCATCACCGACAAGACGATCCTGGAATACTTCCGCACCAACAACCAGTTCACCGCGCTGACCGGTCGCCCGATCAACATCTTCAGCCGCCTGCAACTGTCCGCTGCCCAGCTGGCCGCAGCCGGCGTGTCCAACGGCAACAAGGACCGCATCGTCGCTTATGAGCTGAACGACGAGAACCTGGGCATGCAGGTGCCGATCCCGTGGCGTTCCCTGGCTCCACAGATGTGGAACCTCAAGGTCAACGTGCCGTGCGAGTACAAGATCAGCGGCGTTGAATTCCGCTACCCGTTCTCTGGCGCGTACCGCGACCAGTTCTAACCAGCCATTCCATGGCCGCCTCCGCTATGCCCGGGGCGGCGGCCAATGACTCCGGGCGAGGATTCGACATGTTTCTGAAGAACGAAGCAGCACGACTGATCACCATCAACCACTTGGTTGACGACAAAGAAACCAGCTACCCAATCCTGCCGGGTGAAAACCCAGCCGTGGAAGTTCCTGATGCGGTGGCCAAGATCGATTTCGTCAAAGCCCTGCTGAAGAACGGGGACCTGCGTCGCGTTGGCGCGGACGAACTCGAAGCCGAAGACACCGACGACGAAGACCTGGTAGCCCAGGCCGAAGCACTCGGCATCAAGGTCAATAAAACCTGGGGCGAAAATCGCCTGCGCGAAGAAATCGCCAAGGCGCAGGCCGCTCAGTAACACCCGGGCGCCTGGCGCCCACTCATTCATATCGGAGAGCCCATGTTAATCACCCCCGAGATGATTGCGGCTTTCCGCAGCAATCCCGTGCTGAAGGCGTTCGAAGATCCCGTGAAGTGGCCCGACGAGTACATCGTTGAGGCCCTTTGCGAGGCTGGTACCGAGACCGGCTCAAGTCGGTGGGGCGCCCTGGAACTGACCTGCGACAACTTCAAGTGGCGCGGCATGCAGTACTACGCCGCCCACTGGCTGGCAACCAACTTTGCCACGCTCGGCGCCAACGGCACGCCAAACTCCGAGGCCCGCCTCAACGTAGCCCAGAAGTCGGTCGGCGACGAATCGATCGCCTACCGTGTGCCGCAGATGATGGACGCGGGCACCGACTGGCTGACCTACACCAACTACGGTCAGCAGTTTTACAGGCTCAAGAAGCGCGCCGGAATGGGTGCCAAGGCGGTTTAGATGATCGACTTAACAGTTCACGGCTTTCAGGAGCTGCAGGACGAACTGGCGAAAGAGCTGAACGCGATGAAGTCGAACAAGGTCGTCACCGTCGGCATTCATGAAGAAGCGGGTGACGTTGAGTCTGGCGACCTGACCATGGCCAGCCTTGGCGCGATCAACGAGTTCGGCGCCGACATCAAGCACCCGGGCGGAACGTCGTACGGCTACGCCAGCAAAGCTGCTGCCGACCGCGATGAGGTCCGATTCCTCAAGACCGGCAAGGGCTACATGGAGCTTGGCGTCACCCAGGCGCACACCATCAACATCCCGGCCAGGCCATGGCTTGAGCCGGGAGTGGCGAGCGCGACGCCAGAAGTGCTACTGACCATCCAGGACGGCATGGAGGCCGGTAAGTCGATGGACCAGATCCTCGAGGCTGTCGGCGTCGTAGCTGCAGGCAAGGTGAAGGTCTACATGACCGACCTGAAGACGCCACCCAACGCAGCTTCGACCATTCGCAAGAAGGGCAGCAGCAATCCTCTGATCGATTCCGGCGCCATGCGCCAGTCGGTCACCCACCAAGTTTCCATTGGTCCCGCATCGGAGGGTCTCGAATGAGCCTGAATATGGAGGGCCAGATCGATGGCGTGTTCGAGAGCGTCGAGGCATCCCGCACGGTTGACACTGGCGGCGCGTGGGTAGACGGCATATGGACGCCGGGCACGCCCAGCACCACGCCTTACATCGTGAACATCCAGCCCGCCAGCGACCGCGAAGTCGATTTCATCCGACAGGGCGGTGAGCGAATCACCGATTTACGCCGCATCTACATCAACCAGGGCGAGATGCAGTTGATCGACCAGACCGGCACATGGGCGTTCCTGGGCCAGCAGTGGAAGGCCGTCAAGTGCGACAACCGGTACTGGCGGAACTACTGCAAGGTCCTCGTTATGAGGATTGACGATCAGTCGGGCGGCCCAGCATGACCAACGAAGAACTGTTCAAGAAGCTGCGACCGATTGTGATGCTGGCGACCGGCGTGCCTGAGTGCCTGCTGGCTGACCAGATCGGCCCCGGCAGCATGCCTGCGCCGCAGGGTGCCTACGCAACGATCACGCCCAGGCAGTCCGTCAGCGAGCGGGGCCAGGCCAACATCGTTTCGCGCGATATCCCAGGCAACCAGGTAGAGGTCGATGTTCGAGCGCAGATCATGTGCTCGGCGAGCGTCAACTTCTACCGCGGCGAGGCACTGATGTACGCCGAACGCCTGAAGCAGGCCAACAAGCGGCCGGACGTGAGCATGATGCTGTTCAAGGCCAAGATCGGCTGGAACAGCACCGACGCAGTCAACAACCTCACCAGCCTGCAGTCGGCCAACTTCGAGCAGCGGGCGCAGATCACCATCCGCCTGATGTACGAAACCAGCAGCCTCCCGGCGATCAACAACATCCTGAGCGTCGAAGTAGCGCTTAAGAACGAAAAGGCACGGGTCCTTGAGACCTTCACCGTCGAAATTGACCCCGCATAACCATTGGAGCTCTCGAGATGAGTTATCCCGCCTCAGAAATTATTCGCATCAACGCAAGAATCAGCCCTGCCGGACTGGGCACTGCGAACTTTGCCAGCGCCATGCTGTTCGCACCACAGCTTGAGTTGCCGGTTGGATTCGCACCCGACACCTACCGCACGTATTTCAGCCTTCCTGCACTGTCTGAAGACTTCGCCGACACCACCGAGACCTACAAGGCAGCCCAGCGCTGGCTTGGTAGAACTCCGGCTACTCGCCAGATTCAGGTTTGGGGGGCGGCAACTGCTGATGCTTCTCGTGCAGCCACGCTGAACAAAGCTCGAAACATGATCTGGTGGTACTGGACCATGTGGACCGCTCCTGTCCTGGCCGTTAAGGCGGATGTGCTGGCTATCGCTCAGTGGTGCGAAGACAACGCCAGTATGTTCATCGACAACCAGACCGGCGCGTCGGTTGCTGAAATCCGCGACCCGTCTGATACGGATGACATCGCCACTCAGCTCTCTTCTGCCGGCTTCCGTCACGTCTACACCGCCGCTCACGCCACCGACCCTTACTCTGGATCGGCTTTGGCCAAGCATTTCGCGGCAGTTAACTACAGCGCCGACGGATCAACCATTGATGGCGAGTACAAGAAGTCGCCAGGCGTGATCGCTGAATCGTTGAGCGGCACCGCCTACACGGCGATGAAAAGCAAGTCCAAGAACGTCACCTTCTACACCGAAGTGGACAATCAGGGCTCCAAGGACATTGGGCGCTGGATCAATACGAACACCCACAGCACCTACGGGGAAACCATCGATGATGTCGTAAATCTCGATGCCTGCATCAACTTTCTCCGTACTTCGCTCTACAACGTGACCGCAAATCAGCCAACAAAGCTGGGCCAGGACCCTACTGGTCAAGCAATGCTGATCAACGCCGGCGCCCGCGCAACGCTGCGCACCTTTGTTGGGAACGGTTATTTGGGACCACGCAACTACACCGATCCTGACGACGGACTTGAAAAGTACACCTTTGGGTTTGAAATCCTGACCAAGCCAGAAGACATCCTTGATATCTCTGATGAGGATCGAGACGAACACAAGGCAGCACCTTTGCGCATCCGCCTGTTCCGCAAAGGCTCCATTCGCATTGTTGATGTTGACCTCGACGTTTATTGATAGGTGACCCATGAGCCTGAACAATTTTGCAAACAACCTCACCGTGGTCACTATCAACGGACGGCAGATTAAGGATTGGGGGGAAACAGCAACACCTGTAACTGATGCCCCAATCGACGCCAAGCGCCAACTCCGTCGTGGACAAGGTGGCAGTGCCGTTAGCCTCGACAGAATCAACCCTGGCCGCGAAGTGAACATTTACCTTAACCCAGGCTCGTCGGATTCCGCCTATGTGCAGGGATTGTTCAACTCGAACGCGAACATTACGTACACCTACACCCAGATCGGCACGCTGGAAACGGCGCTGGGCTCGGAAGGCGTAATCGTGAACGACGGCCAGCGCGGCCGGGCCGGCTCAACCATCACGGACGACCAGTTCACGATGCAGTTCAACATCTGGGAAGCGACAAGGGGCTGATAGATGAGCGTGAAACCATTCACCATTGGCGGCGTGCAGTACAACGCCGCCATGGCCAGCGCCGTCGATCAAGACCGCCTGATGTCCCTTCTGTCGGGCGCCGTGCTGGAGCGATTCGCCACGGCCGCGCAGGCGGGCATTGAGGTCGATGACCAGGTGCTCTGCTCGATGTTCATGTCGATGCGCCAGGACGTGAAGGCCCAGGTTGCAAACGTGCTGATGGGCAAGGTGCTCATCAATGGCACCGAGCGGCCGGTCACCGTCGCCGACTTCGGCGGAAAGATGGTGCAGTACAACCAACTGCTGGCCGAGCTACTGCGCTGGAACCTCTCCGATTTTTTCGACTGGCTGCCAAGCGGCGCAAAAGGCGCTCGGCAGCCGGGCGCGGAAAGCGCAGCGCAGTAAATTGGTTCCTGATGCGGCCCTGCGTCGGGATTGTCGGTGTGTGCCCGCCGCTGTGCACCTGGGCGCAACTTGAAGACGGAACCCACTCCCTAGCCAGCGTCGAGCGCTTTAACCAAGCCATGGACGAACTGTGGGATCAATACGAGGCTGCGAAGAATGGCTAGCAAAGTACTGAAGTCGTTCCTGATCGGCATCGGCTGGGACACTAGGGCTCTTGAGGCGGGCGACAAAAAGATCCAGTCCAGCCTGCAAGGTGTTAAGTCGAGCGCGCTGGGCATTGGCGCGATCATCGGCGCATTTGGTGCTGGCGCCGCAGCAATCACCAGCACTGCCAACCAGATTGATCGGTTGGCGGCATCTGGACAAAACCTGAGAACCTCATTCGCCACTCGGTTCAACTTCGGCAATGCAGTAAAGCTGATGGGGGGCGAGGCTCAGGAGGGTATCGACCTTCTAAAAAGGGCCGAAGAAATACAGAACAACATCAAGCAGACCGGCACAGATGGCTCTATGGAGCGTCTGAATTTAGCGCATTTTGACACGCGAAAAATATTCCACGACGCCCAAAACGGCGGAACAGGCATGGATCTTCTGAGGGAGATTTCGCGCCAGTTACCAGGGCGAAGCGAGGGTGAGCGCGCCACCGCTCAGAGCGCTATCGGAGCCGATGATTATTCATTCCGGACACTTATAGAAGGAACGGAAAAGCTTGATGCCACGATGGAGAGAGCTGATAAGTTGGCCGGTTCCATAGATCAGATGAGTGATAGCGCCCGCAGGCTTGCTGATAGCAACGCAGCTCTAGGCCTTCAGTTCGGGAAAATGAACAGCGAGCTGACTGAAAAGTTTCTTCCTAGGCTAATCGGCGCAAGTGAGTGGATGGGAAAGTTTCTCGAAGAGCACCGCGAAGAGATCAGCAAGACAATTGATTACGCGGCTGAAAACCCAGCAGCAGGTGCCTTTGGTGCAAGCGCGGCCGCTATCACCCTTGGATCGGTTCTCTCTTATCTAGGGCTTGGCAGTGTAGGCACAGTCGCAACAAAGGCAGGCATGCCCGGCCTTGTCGCCTCCGGGTCATACATGGTCACAGATTCTATTTTCGACAAGCTTGAAAGCTACGAAGGGTATAGGGGCTTTAGCGACTCTGTCGACCGCAGGGCGAGAAGCATCGGACTTGGCTCTCTGGTTGATTTTTCGGACTTGGTGTTCAACAAAGAGTCGCGGCCCGATACCCCATCCACCGGCGGAAGATCTGCTGCTGATAGCCTTCCACCACAGGCCGGCGTATCTGACGGTTACAAGGAAGTGCCATCTCAAAACATCGATGCCCTGGTCAAGGCGATGCAGGAGGCGAAATTCAAGGTCAGCAATACCCAGAATTTCACCTTCGAACTCGACGGGCAAAAGCTTGATGCGCGGATCGTCCAGGTCAACGAGCGCCAGAACTACGAGGCCTCCGAGGACTTCAAGCCAACCACGGATCGATAGCCATGAGCATCATAAACATATTTACCCGGAAGGCCCCGACGATTGCCGGGTATGCGTTCGACGCCGTGCTTGAGGATACGTTTGAGGCCAGCGTTTCTATCACGACCTTCCCGATTGAGTCGGGCGTTAGGGTTGCTGATCATCGGATCTTCAATCCATTCAAATGGACCATGACCGGGGCAATCAGCAACAACCCGGTCAAAGTACAGTTGACGGACTTTCTCGGCGGCGCGCTATCGAACCTGACCGACAACCCAATCGTGTCCACTGTGGCTGGCTTGTCGGCGGGATTCCTTGCTGGCAGCGACGAGACCAGGGCAAGCACCACGCTGGACTTTCTAGTCTGGCTGATGAGCTCATACGACCCGTTCGACATCGACGCCGGCGACATCCTGCTCAAGAACATGGCCATCACGCGCCTATCCCGAACTAAGGAGCCGCGCAACGAGGGCGGTCTTGAGTTTGTGGTCGAGATGCAGGAGGTGATTGAGCTGCATAGGCTGGCCGCCGGTGACGAGCGATGGTCCTATCAACTCAGGACTGGAGATCCATCGCAGAGCGCCCTCACAAGGGCTGTCAATAAGGGACAGATGATCGCCAAGGAGGCAACAGCAAGCGTGACAAATGCCGTTAACGGAATTCTTGATGGAATAGCCTGATGCTCACAATCCCTTTAGCGGCTGGCGTAGATAACGCCCACCAGCGATTCAGCGTTCAGCTCGGCGACAACCTTATCGCCTTTGAAATCGACTTCATTTCGTACCTGGATGCGCCAGCGTGGTCCATGAATATTGTGCGCGGAGGAATCAGGCTCGCGGCTGGCGTGATGCTGGAGCCCGGCAGCGACATCATTCAAAGCTACCGCACTGGCATTGGGCAGATGGTGTTCACTGGCAAAGACGTGACCCTGGACAACCTCGGCGTCGACAACTCCCTTGTCTGGATACCTCCAGTGGTGGAAATATGAGATCAAGAGCCTGGACCGTCGATATCAACGGCGCTCCCTATATCAGCCTGCAATCTGGCTCTACGCAGTTTCGAATCCAGTTCAATATTGACGTGTCGCCAGGCAGTTCCGTGTCCTATGCAGACATTCGCCTCTACAACCTGAATAAGGTTTCGGGAATCGCGAACGGCGCCAGCATAATCCTGAAGGCTGGTTACACCGACAACATCGACGCGATCTTCACCGGCACCGTGACCAACGTGTTGCGCGAGCGTGAGCCGGGCGCCCCTGAAATCATCACCAGGCTGATCTGCCGATCAGGCTCGGCGGCGGTTGATCGTGGCTCGGCTCAGGTTTCCCTTGGGCCTGGCGCTAGAGTGGAGGAAGCCATCCGGGCGCTTGCTCGCGAATGGCCTATTCCCATTGATATCGACAACGAGCAGTTTGCCGACGACCAGCCAATGGCTCGCGGGTACCACGCCGATGGCGATATTCCCAAGGCAATGGACAATCTAGCTTACGACTACAAATTCGTATGGCTTCAGCATATGGGGCGGATGTACGTCACCAAGCCTGAAATGAAACGAAATTCTACGGCCATCAAGATCAACCAACTTACCGGAATGATCGGAATTCCAGAGATCACGCGAGGCCCGTATGGGCTTGGAGTGTTCGTATCTGCGCAGCTCAACCCGTCGATCATGGTCAGCAGCGTTATCGACCTGAAAAGCGAGTTCGCCACGTACAACACGGGGAACCTGTACCTGTCCGAAGTGCAGCCCGAGGCGGTCCCGGTCGGAGAGTACAACGTGTTCGCCTTGCGATACTCGGGTGACTCGCACAGTGATACGTGGAAGGTGGACATTGACGGTATCCGCTGGGGCACGAAGCCTGACTTGCGATCCATATCCACGCCTGAAAATGGCAAGCTGATCTGGGGCGCTCGTGTTGACGAGGCTTTCAGGGCCAAGGTTACAGCCATTGCGAAGAATCTTTCTTTGCAGCCGAATTGGCTGATGGCGGTAATGGCCTTCGAGACAGGCGAGACTTTCTATCCTTACGTGGCAAACGGGGCGGGAAGCAAGGCCATAGGCCTGATCCAGTTTGTCCCATCAACAGCCGCAGGACTTGGAACGACCACGCAGAGCCTTGCCCGCATGTCGGCAGTTGAGCAGCTTGATTGGGTAGAGAAGTACTACAAGCCATTCTCAGGCCGAGTGCGCAACCTAGGTGACGCGTACATGGCCGTGTTCTGGCCGCCAGGAATCGGAAAGCCTGATTCGTATGTGCTATTCACAAGCGCAGATCCTGCATACGAGAAGAACAAGCCACTGGATCGAGGGAATAAAGGCTACATCACGCGAGGGGATTGCCTCGTATTTGTAAATGCCGCGTACAAAAAAGGAGACAATTTCGCCAGGTAGTCCGGACAACAAGTGGTGGAAGGCGGATTTCTGATAGAGTCGAAAGCTGTGAAAATTCCTAAGCACGGAGCTGATAATGAAACGAATTCTTGCCTTTACGATCCTTTGTGTCATCTCCCAGGCGGCGAGTGCCAATAATTGGCTTGAGTACTCGCCGGGTGGTTTTCACATACTCCAATCTGCAGAGAGTGGTAAAATTGGCGCTACGGCGGCCATGAAAGAAGGAAAGCTGACAGTAACGTTGCTTGACCTTTCAGGTAGATATTGCAAAAAAGGCGCCGACTCTAAATTCGAGCCGGTTGGAGCATTTCGCGTAAACAAGGAAATGGTCAGATTTGAATCCGCCTGCATTGGAGGGTGGAGAATACTTAGGCCTGAAACAGAAAAAGGCAAAGAGTACTTTGCTAGCGAGATCACGACGAAGCCCACAGTCGTAACCATCACCTTTGATCAAAAACTTAGCTTCAACAGCGAAAATTTCGATGCTGCCAAGAAGGCTATGATTGACGCCGAGTCGGCAATGTAGATTCTCCGTTGACAACTCCAAACCCGCCTCGGCGGGTTTTTTAATGCCCGCGTTTTACCGGTGGCGACTAGGAGGCATCCGAAAGCGGTATCCCTGAGCCGTTGTCGCTACCACCCAATTCAGGACATCGTAGGGAATGAACAATGAACAATGTGATTCCGTTTCACTACAAGGGCCAGTCGGTTCGCTTCAATAGCGAGGGCTGGATTAACGCTACGGATGTGGCCAAGCGATTTGGCAAACGGCCGGTTGACTGGCTGAAGCAGGGCGAGACAAAGGAATACCTCAATGCGCTTGCCGAGGCGCTTACATGTGACGCTGGATCACTTGTAGAAACGAGCAAGGCGCGCTCGGATCGCGGTGGCGGCACATGGTTTCACCCGAAGCTGGCAGTGGCCTTTGCTCGATGGCTCGATCTGAAGTTTGCCGTCTGGTGCGACCTGCATATTGATGCTCTGCTGCGCGGCGAGTTGAGCGAGAAGCAGGCTTTCGATCAGGCCTGCAAGCAGCTTGAGGACGGCCGTCAATTGGCCAGCCTGCACGGAAAGGGCCTTGCGAACTGGAAGTGCAAGAAGCCCGCACTGGAGCATCGCGTAGACGAGATGCGTGACCGCTTGCAGATGGTCCTCGGCCTCGACGCCGCGTAACCGATCCGCCCCAACGAAAAGCCCGCCTAGTGCGGGCTTCGTTGTTTCTGGAGCGCTGAAAATAGCGAGGTAACACAATGATCGAGACAGAAGGGCGGTCGCGTAATGAGAAGCTGATTCGCAATGCGTTCGGCGAGTTGATGAAGGATGTGTGCACCTCAATCCCCGGGCACGTTCTGACGTTCGACCCTCTGACCCAGCGCGCCCAGGTGCAGATTGGAATCCTTAGGGTTGATGTAAATGACGCCACCTTCACTATCCCGCCGATTGTAGAGGTGCCGGTGCACTTCCCGGGCGGCGACTATGCGATTGAGTACCAGATCGACGAGGGCTGCGAAGGTGACATTTTGTTCTCCCAGCGTTGCATTGATGGCTGGGTGCAAAGCGGCGGGGTGGCCACCAACCCCAGAGGGCGCTTCCACAACATGCAGGACGCCATGTTCCTGCCTGGCTTCAGATCGCAACCCAATGTGTTGCCCGACTTTCAGAACAACGGCGTGCGCATGCGCAACCGGGCCGGCACCCAGTTTGTTTGGCTGAAGAACGACGGCAGCATCTCTATGGATAACGGGGTTGCTCGGTTCAACGTTCTCGCCGACGGCACAACCCTGATGCAGAACGGCGCCGGCAGTTTCCAGTTGCAAGCTGACGGCACCTTCCTGATCAACGGGCTGAAGATCACACCGGACGGCAATGTCATCACTGCCGCCGGCACAAACCTCAATACGCATCGCCATGGTGGTGTGACCCCGGGCTCCGGGACAAGCGGAGTACCAGTTCCATGACCGTACGTAGGCTGGACGAAGAAACCGGCGACATCGTGACGCGAGGGCAGCAGTTCATCACCGGCCAGTCCGAGGTCGCGCAGACGGTGCTAACCCGGCTCCGCCTATTCCTGGGCGAGTACTTCCGGGACATCACTGACGGCACGCCGTGGTACGAGCAGATCCTGGGTAAGTTCACCAGCCTCTCGACGGCCGAGGCTGCGCTGAGAGCGCGAATCGCCAACACGCCAGGCGTGATCCGGCTCACCAGCTTCTCCGCTGACTTCAACATCGACAACCGCAAATACAGCGTAACCGCTGGGATTCTCACCGAGTTCGGCCTGGAAGAGGTAACACTGAATGGCTAGCCTGACTTCTACCGGCTACGTGCTGCAGACGCAAAACGACTGGTTCGCCCAGGAGCGCCAGTTCTACCTGGACATTGATCCGCTGTGGAACCTGGATGCTTCGACCCCGGACGGGCTGAAGATGGCGCATGACGCCGAGATATTCTACGCCCTGGACGAGACGCTGCAGCAGGCCTACAACTCGAAAGACCCGAACAAGGCCAAGGGCGCCGACCTGGATATCGTCTGTTCGCTGACAGGCACCATTCGCTCCAATGGTTCGGCATCCAGCGTACAGCTGACGTTTGCCGCGACACCAGGAACCCCTATTCCCAAGGGAAACCGATTTGAGTCCGTCACCACCGGAAGCCGCTGGACGACCGATCAGGCCGTAACGGCTGATTCGCTGGGCGTCGCCACCGTCAATGCAACATGTACCGTAGTCGGGCCAACCCAGGCCGATCACGACACCATCACACGCATCGTTGACGTGGTGGGTGGGCTGTCTGGCGTAACAAACGCAGACCCCGCAACGCCAGGTACAGACGCGCAAACCAACGAGCAACTGCGCGTGACCCGAGCGACGGCAGTAGGGCGCCCAGGCAACAATCAGATCGACTCCACTTACGGCGAGCTGTACGCAGTTCCTGGCGTGCGCCGCGTCAAGATCTACGAGAACGATACCGATAGCTCAGCCGTATCAGTCGATAACCCTCACGGCCTACCAAGGAAATCGTATGCGGTGATCGTCGACGGCGGCACCAATGAAGATATCGCCACGGCGATCTATCTGAAGAAGAACCCAGGGCCTCTCCTGCACCAGGCCGGCACGCCGTTCGAGGTCGAGGTTACATCTCCAAAATACCCGACCAACAAAAAGGTGATCCGCGCCAGCCGCCCAATCTACGTGGACATGCTCCCGGTCATTCACGTCGTCAACGATGGAACGCTACCGGCCAACGCCGACCAACTCATCAAGGAGGCGATGATGGAATACGCAGCCGGCGATCTGATCCCGGCCGACGTGGGCTTCAAGATCAGCGGGTTTGATATTGGCGAGACCGTGCCGTTCAGCACGATCTTCACGCCGGTCAACAAGGTCATCGGGGCATACGGCAACAGCTATGTCGACCTTCCTTCTTCAAGTCTTAATGGCGTCCAGGCAAACGCGGTCATCGCCTATAACCAGATGTCCAGGTGGACGGAGAGCAACATCACCGTAGTGATCACCTGATGAATATCCCAGACCGCATTTACGCGCAGTACCGCGACAAGCCTAAGGCTGTGGCCTGGTATGCGATCGCCAAGAGGCTAGGCGGGAGCATTGAGGATGCAGCCGAGGCGGTGCGCAAGAGTTACGACATCGACAACGTGTTCGGCGAACAGTTGAACGTAATCGGCCGGATCGTCGTGGCGCCGCGTAGTTTCGTTGGCGCATTCCCAATGAACCCTGGGCTTTTCGATTTAACGGACGGCGATGAGTTTGGCGACGATGGCGCAATGTTCAGCGCCCTGACGATCGATCAAGACGGGCAGCTATCGGATGACCTTTACCGACTGGTCATAAAGGCCAAGATCGTCAAGAACAACGGCGATGCGACGATTGAAAACATTCTCGACGGTATGAACTTCCTTCTACCGAACGCTCAGGTTCTGCGCGTAACGGACGGCGAGGACATGTCGTTCAGCTTCGAGTTCTACGGGCAGATAACAGATCTTGAGCGGTTTGCGTTGCTCAATACCGGACTTGTTCCAAAGCCGCAAGCAGTTGGTTTTAACGGATTCCTTGAAGGGTTCGGAATGTTCGAGTTTGGCGATATAGATGCCGAGTTCGGTGACGAAGACGCAGAATTTGCAGGATATATAGGGGCTTAAAATGTCACTCAAGCTAAACGAACGCTACCCGTCTCGGTTCAACAACCCTACAGCAGGCTACCCTCAGGGCTCATTTAAAAACCGAACGACGCCTACTGCTAAGGATGGATCCTACCTTGAAAAAGACTGGGCAAACGACAAGGAAGGTTTTTTCCAATCGCTTCTCAGCGTTGCAGGCGTTACCGCCAATGGTTCTGTTGATGCTGTAGGAGCATCGCAGTTCTTTGACGCCCTGCAAACACTGGCACAGAATCAAGCAGGCGTGTCGTTCGCTACGAGCGGTACAGCAACCGCGCAGGTGCTGACCCCGACGCCAGCGATCCAGGCGTATGCAGCACGTCAACTGTTCAATGTCACTTTTAACATTGACAGCGGCGCGAACCCGACCATTAACGTCTCGGGCAAGGGCGCAAAGTCCCTAAAGCAATATGACTCGACCGGCGCAAAAGTTGCGGCAGTCTTCAAGGCGAACCAGGCGGGCAATATCTTTTATGACGGTACTGACTTTGTACTGCTAGACCAACTCCCCGCCGGCGGTGCAAACCTTATCGGCATTCAAGGCTTGTTCAAAAACCTTGCGGTTTCCTCGACTGGTCTGAGTGCCTTGGTTACCTGCACTGTTGACGAGATCATGGTTGAGAACGCTTCAAACCAGTATCAAGTCCTGCGCTCAGTGAGTGTTGCCCCATCCCTGGCTGCAGCCGGGGCGAACGGTCTTGATACCGGCACATCTGCCGCATCAACTTGGTACAGCGTCTGGGTTATATGGAACGGGACCACGACAGCCGGTCTGCTTTCTCTGAGCGCGACCGCCCCTACAATGCCTTCCGGCTATACGCACAAGGCCCGAGTTGGCTGGGTTCGCACTGACGGTACGGCTAACAAGTATCCGCTGAGCTTTATCCAGTTTGGTCGAGACGTAAGGTACAAGGTGGCATCTGGTAGCAACGTTCCCGTTCTGCCCCTGATGGCTTCAGGAGTTACCGCTGGATATACAGCTGGGTCGGCTACATGGACCCCGGTAGCGGTTCCGAACAACACATTTATCCCGCCTACGGCAAATCAAATATCAATTTGGATGTACATCGTCAACCAGCAATCCGCAGTGGTTGCACCAAATAATACGTCGTTTGCTGGTGATAGCTCTTCAACGCCTCCAACTGTTGTTTTCAGGAACGCGAGCGCAACCATCAACACCAGGCAGGAAAACATTTACATTGAGTCAGCCAACATATATTGGGGGTCTGACTCAGCAACTACCAAACTTAGCTGCTTTGGATGGACAGATAACCTATGAGCTACGTATTTTATAACCTTGGTAACAGCATGGTTGCGGCCTACGATGGGCAGGTTGCTGAGGAAGGGCAAGTTATTTTCGGGTATTGTCCTAGCGAGGATGAGCTTGATGCAGCCTTCCCTGGAAGGGCGGAGGACAGACACGAAAAGCACCTAGCTCTACTCGCATCAGACGCAAGATCTTCCAGGGATGCCCTGCTTGTTGTCTATGACAAGGGAATACAAATGGTAAGGCGAGAACTGGAAACCTCTCCACTCGACCCTGCTTATGAGGCGAAGTTGATAGCCAAGCGCTCAGAGTTACATTCATACGCAAGGCTGCTTCAAGCAATCCCCGAACAAAGTGGGTTTCCTGAAGAAATTGAATGGCCGGAAATACCAACGGAAGAATTGGAATGACCGACAAAACTATCAAGACGAAAAAATATGAAATCACGATCAGATCGCCAAAGCCGGACGCTAAGCCTGCTCGTGTTGCTCGTGATGGTCCAATTGGCCTGCCGAGGCCGCAGCTCTCAAAGCTTGGAAAAAATACCGAGTAGATGTAAATCGAGTAACTGAGCAGGCAGGTTTCCCTGCGAACATCAACTGGCCAATTTCGCCAGAAGGTTGACTTCATGAGTGCATCATTCAGGTGTATTGGTACAGTCGGAACGGGCGCCCTTTATTGCACCAGTTTCGAGGATGACTACGTCTTAAAAGATGGTGACGTTTGGGTTCCTGCCGGCATGCCGCCATTGACTGGGCCAGATCGTTTTGGCGAATGGATCGTTCAGCCTGATGGGACATGGGGCTGGGTAAAACTGCCAGACCCTCCATTCAACGTGGTTTACCACGAAGGCAAGCTGAAAAATGCAGACACGATGGTAGAGATTGCCATTGAGACATTGCCTGGCGATATCGCCGCCCGGCTGGCGGCATTAGAGGCAACCCTTCTGCCGCCAACACCCTAGCCCATAAAGCAGAAGGCCGCTACCAAGCGGCTTTTTTGTGCCTGGAGAAAACATGAAAGCATCATCGAATTGCATTTCGGTGCTGAAATACTTCGAAAACTGCTCGCTGACCGCATACCCAGACCCTGGGACCGGTGGCGCGCCGTGGACGATTGGCTGGGGCCATACGGGTCCTGAGGTGGTAAATGGCTTGGTATGGACGCAGGCCAAGGCTGACGCGCAACTGCTGACGGACCTTGCGTCCAGAGAGTTGACTGTCTCATGCGCGGTCACTCATAGCATAAACCAAGGCCAGTTTGATGCGCTGGTGGACTTTGTCTACAACCTGGGTTCCGGCAACTTCGAAGGCTCAACATTGCTGAAGCTGGTAAACGCGGGGGACATGACCGGCGCTGCTGCACAGTTCGCACGCTGGAACCGCGCTGCTGGCAAGCCTATGCGCGGACTGACCCGTCGACGCGCGGCCGAGGCTGCACTGTTCGCCGGCAAGACTGGCACTCAGGCCATTGCTATAGGGGTGGCCGCAGGATGAACGCTATCTTGCTGAAAGCCCTTCCTTATATAGCTGTTCTGCTGATCGGCGCCACCGGTGCCTGGATGTGGCAGACCAACAGCTACGGCAAGATAGTCGACGACAAAGAGAAGATCATCTCTGACAACAAGGCCAGCTATCAGGCTGATCTAACCGCCATCGCCAATGCTGGTGCCGCCCAGGCGCGCCAAGCACTTGAAAAGCAGCAGCAAGCCGAGCAGGCGCTCGCCGAACTCGACCAGAAAGCCCAGAAGGAGAAAACCGATGGCCTCGCTGAAAACGAAAAGTGGCGCCGCGCTGCTGCTGACTCTACTCGTCGGCTGCGCATCGCGGGAAGTTGTCGTGCCGGTGGCAGCGACGTGCCCAGCACCTCCAGCGCCACCAGCCTGGGCGATGCAGGCTCCGTCGAACTCTCTGCAGCTTCTGGATCGGCTGTTTTCCATATCCGAGCCGGTATCATTGCAGATCAAGCAGCCCTGAAGATGCTTCAGGTGTACGTGATGAATGTCTGTCGCCCAACTACCAGCCCTTCGCCTTGATGAAGTCGTAAACGGTGCTGGCGACGATCTTGTTGCCAGCGTCATTCAGGTGCAGCCCATCAATCAGCAGTGATGGCGGGATCTTGCCAGAGTTGAACGCGGCCACGTCGTCAGGCGATGCTTGATTATAGGCGCCGACCAGTGCCGACCTAATGTCGATCCAGTGGCCCGTGTATTTCGCTGCGATCTGCTGGTTGAGCGCGACTATCTGCTTGAACTCGGCGCCGTCGGCCGGCTCGAAGATGGCGTCGGTAACGCCCATGACGACAAAGTGGTCATTGCCTTTAAGCGATTCCACCATCAGGCCGATGTTTTCAATGATGGTCTCGTTGGTTAACTTGCTGAGAATGTCGTTGCGGCCCGACCAAATAACGATGACGCTGCTTGTCCATCCGCTCTGGTCGATGATGAAGGGAGTATCTGGCGTAGTGGTTACCGGGTCGCCCGACTTGCTGCGCTTGAATGTGGAAGCGCCGGCCAGGTCAGGAAATTGATCATTCCAGCCGACGGCGAGAGTACCAGGGACGCCCGCGAGTGAACCGGAGTACTTTAATTCCCCGTAGTTCGACTTGCTGGACAGGTTTGAGTGGCTGGTCGTCTCGATGGCTACCTTTCCCGACTCCGGGATGACACCGCCGGCCACCGTCAGCAGCGGAGGCTTCGCGCCGAACTTCGAAGCGATCTGGGTGGATGTCATGCCCTCGATGCCGTTGTTCGTGACGGTGCGCAGGTCAAGCCCCTTGAGCACCAAGCTTTGCAAGGCCTTCGGGTATGGAGTGGTGACCCCCTTTGCCGTGCCGGATGTCAGCGAGTCTCCCCAGCAACTGATAGTAGTTCTCGGGCTCTTGTACTTGAACAGCGCCAGGACGGCGATGAGCGCAAAGGCCGAAAGCAGGATGATCGAAATATTTCTCATGGGATAGTGCCGCCTATGGTTATGCTCGGGATTAGCCGACGGCCTCCCGAGCTGGTTGCATTATTTCAGGTTTGGTGAGGATTTGTTCGTTCGGCAGGACGCCGGGGAGGGGGCGTGACATTTGCGTGACTCTCTCACGCACTTGCAAGCTCTTGTGGGCAGTCGATTGCAGCGAGCGCCAATAAAAACAGCTAGTTAACAATGGCTTGCAGGTGTACTGCGTGCATGGGGTGCTAGGGGTCGAGTGTTCGAATCACTCCGTCCCGACCATATA